GAGCCAATACACGAGGATTCTGCCCCTGTATAAGACCGGTCTGTAGCAATTTATCCAGCTCTGATTTTAGCATCCCTTGATACATCCAGATCCGGTCGGAGAACGTAGCATTTTTAAACGATGCATTGACAATCACTTCCGCCGCTTTTCGGGGATCTGATACACTTTTACCGAGAATCCCAGCTTTCCGTTCGAATTCATCCAACGTCCGTTTAGTGAGTATCTCATCATAATATTTCTGCAATTCATCAAATCCAGACACCATTTCAAGACCGATTCTAGCTTTCAGCATTTCCAGTCTGTTTATCTTCATAGTCAAGTTATAGAGTCTCATTTCCGTATTTGCCTGCTCTGAGAAATTCTTCTCTTTTACATACTTCTTCGCCTTACGCTCATACTCTTCCATGTCAATCTTTGCAACACGCTTTTTTGCTTCTGCCATTGTGATGCCTTCCTTTGTGGCGTAACGGCTGTAAAATCCATTGATCTCTTTGTTGATCTCATCAATCATGTTCTGATAGATTTTCTCAACTTCTTTATCGTACTGTTTTTCCTCACGCTTATTCTTATTCCGGTTCCTCGTTTCCCGTATAGCCCAATACGTTCTGCTGTTCACCGTTTACACCCCCAAACGTCATTTGCATGACTCTATCTCTTGCATCATCCTTCTGTGCGTTCTCCTCTTCTTCTATGCGGTCAAGTTCATCCTGTACATTTTCCACCACAGAAAGAACGGAAAGCTGTGTTTCCTTTGATACGATCCCTTCTAACTTGGATGCAATGTCTGTCTCTTCTGCTAAGTTAGCCGGGAAATTCAGAGTAAACTTGTAGTCGTTATTAATCCAAGCATCTCTGGAAATTCCTTTTACAGTGGATGCCGGATTGCTAAAGATCAGTCTATACCGTCTCTGCATTCCGCTTCTGAATTTTCTTTCCTTTGTCTTTGCAAGGTTGCTCATGGCCTGCATCTTATACTTCATTGCGATTCCAGAGGATGTACCAAAATTCTCATCACTGATATTTGCCACCATGCTGATCTGATAGATCAGTCTTTCCAGCCTGTCAAGAAGATGTTCCTGCGTCTCGTCACCGTTAGGC